TGTGTGGCACCTTGTATTGGATCTTCTTTACGCCACTGTTCCCAGTTTTGTAAGGCCATTAAAAGTTTTATATCAATAGAGTTTTTATTCTTATACTGATAATACCAACCTCTTAATTCACATAAATCTTTTACATCATCTAAAAGATAGTTTGCTGTAGCCAAAGCAAGCCATTGTCCCTCTGACATATCAACTTGAGTTAGGTCTGAGTATCGTCTTAGTATGCCTTGTTCTGATCTAGGTTTATATTTTTTATCAAATCTATTATTTACTTTTTTAATAATACTTTGAGATAATTCATGTATTGGTCCACCTGGTATTCTAAAAGACTCATCTAATACTTTGATAGTATCAACTTCTTTTTTTAAAGATATGAAATGATCTACGTCTGCACCTGCCCATTTAAATATAGCCTGGTCATCATCACCTGCTATATATGTTTTATCTGTATCTCTCCACATCTTCCTTACCATGTCCCATTGTAGAGAAGATAAGTCTTGTGCTTCATCTATAAATAACACTTCAAAACTTGTTTTGATATCTTTTGTTATGTAATCGAGTATAAGATCTGTAAAATCTTTTTTCTTTTTTTCTTCTTTAAATCTTTTTAGTTCTTCAGATAATAAATATAATGTGTTTCTTTCTATATCTAACATGTTCTGTCTAGAGTCATAGTATTTCAACAGATCCATTTGTTTAACTCTAGCTGTTTCTATTATTGTAAGGTATTCATTATCAGAATTAAACGTACCATCTTCACTAGAATACTTTGCTGTCTTAATAGGTATATTACATTTCTTACCAAACTCTTTATAATCAGATGGTGACATCATCTTCTCTCTAGTCATACCTAGTTTTTGAAATGCAAAAGAGTGTAGCGTTCTAAAATTTTCTAGATCTGTATCTTCATCTAGTTCAAATTTTTTTGCTGCTCTCTCTGCTGCTTCGTTTGCAGCTTTTCTTGTAAAAGAAAAGTAACCTATTTGTCTAGGCCGCACTCCTTTTTGTATAAACTCGTCTACCAAATTTAACAGTGTTGTTGTCTTTCCTGTTCCTGGTGGACCTAATATTATTGTTTTCATATTTTTTTATTCTTCTCTCCAATCTTTTTATCTTTGCTTCTGCTATATCTAGTTTTTCTTTTAGTAAGCTCCATCTATACTTCCAATTAATTCCAAGCATTAAAAATGTTCCTCCTCATATTTTATTTGTGTCGTACTTGCTTCTATTTGTTTTAGTGCTTTTATTTTTATAAGCCTTGGTTGTTGTTTCTTAACTCTAATTCTGTCCTCTTCAACAAACACATCTAATTGTTTTATTAGATTACCTGTTTTAGTTTTATCTAACTCCCAATTATTACGCTTACAAAAATTATAAAAGTCTTCCATTCTAAAATATGTAAATTCTCTATCAGCATCTGTGTATGGTAATTTGTTAAATATATCTTCCATGGTTCTCGCTGATTGTCTGTTTGTAGTCCAGTCCTGCAACAAGTCTAGTATTACGTTTGTTGAGTCTAAAGATTGTAATGGTTCTATTTCTTGTACGTTTTGTAGTAATGGTTTTAAATAATATTGTTTCCAATCTTTTGCTTTTGGTACAGGCACAACTAAGTTTGCTTGATCTAAACATGCTAATGCAAACAAAGGTGAACTGTATAATTGTTCTGATTTTAATTCTATTCTATTTTCATTTACATCTAGAAACCATTGTGGTGGTTTAGATGTATATTTTGTAAGATTACCCAACAAAGGCATTTCTTCTTCACCAAAACCTACACCAAATCTTTTTGTTCTACAAAGACCTGATTGACATACTGCATTGATGGGTGCATCTTTGCATCTGTATTTGTCGTAACCTTTTCTGTTCACTGACTTAATTAATAATTGTACTTCAGCATTACTTAAAGGTGGGTCCATGTGTTCTGCATTTGCTTTAACAAGTTCATCTTCCCAACTATCCGGTTTAGCTTGCTTGTAATACACTGCAATATTAAATAGTGCGTTGTTTCTTGATCCTTGTCCAAAACCAGTTGATGCTAGTTTATTTAAACAAGGTGGACCAGCAACAAATGCCTCCTCTATTTCTTTTTCTTTAATTTTAATTTGTTCAATGGCCTCTTGTCCGCAAGAATATAGATCATATAACTTATAAAATTCCTCAAGTGAACAAGCATTACCGTCATCACTAATCGCATATCTTAATCCTTTTGTTTCATTGTAGTAGGGTAAGTTTAAGAAATTACCTGTATCCCCACGCTCTACAAGTATTTCTGTTTGTTTTGGAAATATTTCACAACCTTCGTGTCCCAATGCTTTTGAAATTTTTTTAAGAGTGCTCTGCATAAGAGAAGCAGACACATATTCTTTTGCAAACAAAAATACATGTGCTCCTCCAGACTTTGATCTACATACTATTAAAGGTAAATTTAAATTACGAATATTAGATATAAGAGACTTATGATCAAGGTTATACTCATCAATATCAATGCAACCCCACTTACAATTATTCTTTTCTGTAATCGGGATAATTCCGAGCGCAGCTCCAACACCTTTGATGTGGTTCTCAAATAATTCTCTCGTAACTTGCTGACGTACAATGAACGCCTTTCCTTTTTGTTTTCCATTTTCATCTTTATCACCTTTCTGATATTGACCATATGCTATAGTCAATCCTTCAAATATATTTTTAAACTTATCAATCATTTCTATTTCTTTTTTGTGGGGCAGCTCCAGTCTCCCATTGCTGCCCCGTTTTCCCTAGGGGGAAAATTAATACGGAACTTTGTCTTCCGTAATCTCTTCTTTACCATGTTTCGCCTGGATAGCACCTTTTTTAATACTATCTGCAAAACTTTTTGCTTGCTCGTACAAGGCCTTATCTTGTATAGGACCTACTTTGGACACAGACCAACCAAACCAACTACCCTTGTCGTTAGACTGAGGTACTGTTTTTAAGTTGTATAAGTGTGAACACATTGGAGGTGTGAACATTCCGTTCTTACCTTGTAACTTAATACCACTCATAATTGAGTTCCAATTTTTACTCACCTTTAACTGTGTCGATTTCATTGTGATCAGAGCAGTCTCTGCCCCATTGTCTTTTGACACTATCACAAAATACGATGCAGTGTTTTCAAGATAGTTGCCGTTCTTCAATCTATCTTTATTGATTGAATCACGAGTTGCCTCGTTGATGATGCCACTACTTGCAGCGTGTATTGCTACAGGTGCACCAGAACCCTCACCTCTATCTTGCCATTCAATGTATTCTCTCTTGTAATAACAAGGAATTACATTGATTCCTTTTGTGCCGTCGTAAAGTTCGTGAGTCACAGTATTGTAGATCATACCTGGTTCGGCACCTTCTACATACTTAGAGTCTCTCTTATTTACTTGTGGCGATAGCTGTCCCAAGATTCTTAAGAACGGAAGAGCAAGATCATCTTGCGCCATGTTCTCCAAACCTTGTGAAGCGTCTTGTTCAAACATACCTGCTACAGGTAAGTTTGATTCTTTTTTTATCACGTTTCCCGTTTCGTTTGCCATGTTTCTCCTTTAACGTTTCATTTTAGTTTCATCTTTCACATATAAGTGAAAGAAGTCGGAAGGCATGTCAAGTCCGGACTCAACACGCTCCCTGTATAGGGCCTTCAATGTCATAGGCTCAACCTTCTCTCGTTGGCTGGGCTCATATCCATTGCCGACCGCAAGGTCCAACAATTGTTTCGCCTTGTCATCTTCTCCTTTACCAAATGTTACTGCGACTTCATTTTTGATGATGTCACCCAACCCTTGATCTCGAAGCCATTGATACGCTGCGGCTTTTTTCTGTGGGTCCTTTGGTAAGGTACAGCTGTATTTTTTATTAACTTCTAATACAGTGCCGTCAGCAAGTTTCAAAGACTGTAATCCTTGTTCTGCTAATATTGCAGGTATAGTCTCTGAACTAATTTTGTCTCTTTGATTTTTTAATTCTTTCATTACGTTTTCTTGATGTTCTAATTGTTTATCAAGATCCATAATTTTTTCTACGTGTATTGATAATGCACCTAGATCTGTGTTCTCAGCAACTTTTTGCTGATCCTTTTCGAAGTCTATTGCTACTCCGTTATAATCGTAATTGTTATTGTCGCTCATGTTTCCTTTCTATTGTTCATCTATCTCTAATGGATAGTATCTTTTTTCTTGTCTGTCCCACTTTAACATATTGTATTTACCATTGGTAGCTTTACTTACCATTGATGTAGATATACCTATAATTACAGGATCACCTACAGCTAATAAATAATCTTGACTTCTTATGTCTCTAAGATTTTTTCTCATCTTATGTACATAAGGTGATGCAGATAATATGGCTTGCTCTCTATTTGGCAAACATATTACAAGATAACCAAAGTCCGATGCACTTAATATATTTATGTTAGGCGCTGGTTGTTGAACTACATAAACAAATCTTTCTTCAGGATTGTTTTTATAAAAGTCTAAAAACTCTGCCAAAGAATTAGGTTTGTATAATTCAAATATTTTATTTTTCATTTCTATTTCTCTTGACTTCTTATATGGGAATCACTATATACTTGTCAAGTAGAAAGAATAAAAAATTATGAATTATAAATTTAAGACTAAGCCATACAAGCATCAGCTTACTGCCTTAGAAAAATCTTGGGATAAAGAAGACTATGCATACTTTATGGAAATGGGAACTGGTAAATCAAAAGTTCTTATTGATAATATTGCTATGCTATATGATAAAGGTAAAATAAATTCGGCCATAATTATAGCGCCAAAGGGTGTTTACCGCAACTGGTATTCACAAGAAATACCTAATCATATGCCTGGCCATATTGATTATAAATCTGTATTATGGACTGCTTCTGCTTCTAAGACAAAGGATAAAGAGTATCAACAATTGTTCAAAGTAGACTATGACCTTCACATCCTTGTTATGAATGTTGAAGCATTTTCGACAAAAAAAGGACAAGAATTTGCCTTAAAGTTTATGCGTTGTCATGACGTATTATTAGCTGTAGATGAATCTACGACTATCAAGACCCCTACAGCCAAAAGAACCAAAGCCATCACTACAATGGCTCCTATGGCCCGTTATAGACGTATTTTAACAGGTTCTCCGGTTACCAAATCACCTCTAGATCTATTTAGTCAGTGTAGATTTTTAAACGAACACCTTCTTGGTTTTGGTAGTTATTATGCTTTTAGACAAAGATATGCACATATGGTTAGTAGAAACTTTGGTGGTAGACAAGTTCAGATCGTTGGTAGTTATCAAAGACTAGATGAACTATCTAATAATCTAAAACCGTTTTCATACAGAGTTTTGAAAGAAGACTGTTTAGATTTACCTGATAAAATATATATAAAGAGAGAAGTAGAACTTACACCTGAACAACAAAGTCATTATAGTTCTATGAAATCATTAGCTCTGACTGCACTCAAAGGTAAAAGAGTTTCTGCTCCACACATATTAACTCAGATGATGAGACTTCATCAAATAACTTGTGGTCACATAAAATTAGATGATGGTTCTACAGAAGATATAAAGAATAATAGACTCAATGAACTTATGAATGTTCTTGAAGAAGTAGAAGGTAAGGTTATTATTTGGGCTAACTATATTTATGACATAGAAAAAATAGTTAAAGCTATAATAAAAAGATATGGAGAAGAGTCTGTTGTAGATTATTATGGTGCCATAGACTCAGAAACAAGACAAAAGAATATTACAGAGTTTCAAGATCCGCGTTCCAAGGTCAGATTCTTCGTGGGTAATCCACAAACTGGCGGGTACGGTATTACGTTGACACTTGCTAACACAGTGATTTATTATTCTAACGGCTATGATTTAGAAAAAAGATTACAGTCAGAAGATAGAGCACATAGAATAGGTCAAAAGAAATCTGTAACCTATGTTGACTTTATCGCTCAAAAGACTGTAGATGAAAAAATAGTCAAAGCATTACGTAAAAAAATTGACATAGCGTCAGAAATCTTAGGTGAAGAGTTGAGAGACTGGATCTAATGTTTGAAAAAATAACTATTATTACGTTGTTATATTTAACAACAATGGGAGATGTTAAACAACACAGCTTTGAAATATTTGAATCTTGTGATACTTGGTTTCATAACAA